ATAAAGGAAAAATTCAGTGGCTCTAGTAATGCTGGGCGTTTTATATTAAGTTTTAACGACAACAATGAGTCTGGAGCTAGTATTGAGCCAGTTCAGTTAAGCGACGCACACCAGCAGTACCAGTTTTTAAGCGAAGAGTCGATGAGCAAAGTTATGGTTAGTCACAGAATCATAAGTCCTATGCTTTTAGGGATTAAAGATAGCAGTGGCTTAGGGAACAACGCAGATGAGCTAAAGACTGCAAGTATATTAATGGATAATACGGTAATTAGACCGTTTCAAAATTTGCTAATCAATGCTTTTGATAACATACTAGCGTTTAATGGAATAACGTTAAACTTGTATTTTAGAACACTACAACCTTTGGAGTTTGTGGACTTAGAAAATGCAATGACTAAGGAGCAAGTAGAAGAGGAAACAGGAGAAAAACTATCTCTTGCAGTTGAAATAGACGGACGAAAGGCTTACGAAACTATACAAGAAGCAGAAGCTAAAGCAAAAGAAATGGGTTGCAGTGGGCATCACGAACACGAAAAAGAAGGTAAAACTTATTATATGCCTTGTGAAAGTCACAACTTAAAAGCACCTTGCTGGGACGGTTACGAGCAGATAGGAACTAAGATAAAAAACGGCAAGGAAGTGCCTAATTGCGTACCTCTGGAGGATATAGACAGATTAAAGAAAGATGTTTACAAGTCATTAATGGACTTAGAGCAAGAAGATTTAAGCGATTATGAGCTTATTGATGTTAGACCAGCAAATGAATACGATGATGCTTTAAATTCTAGCTTAAATTTAGCTAGTGTTGTTTCTAGTAGTCCAGCAAAAAAGAGTGAGCAAGATACTTCTATTTTAAAAGTAAGATACAAATATACAACTGGACGCTCAACGGCTGGTAAAAGTAGAGATTTCTGCGAGAAAATGCTTTCAGCAGACAAGGTTTATAGAAAGGAAGACCTAGATAAACAAAGCTCGGACAATTCACAGTTTGCACCTAGTGGAGAAAGTACGTACAATATTTGGCTTTACAAAGGCGGAGTTAACTGCTCTCATTATTGGGAACGCAGAACGTATTTAAGAAAAAACAATGAAAGAATATCGGTATCAGAGGCAAGAGCTAAAATAATGCAGTTAGATCCTAGTTTAAGAAGCGAGGCTAAGATACCAGTAAACGACCCAGAGGTTGCACAAATTGCATCAGCTAAAAATAACTATTGGAGAAAATAATATGGCAACAGTTTTATTTATAAAGAGACAAGATATAGTAAAAAATAGTATCATTGACGGAAACGTTGATACGGATAAATTTATTTACTTTATTAAGATTGCACAACAAATGCACATACAGAACTATCTAGGCACAAGTCTATATGATAGAATTTCTGCGGATATATTAAACAACACGCTTTCTGGAGACTACTTAGGGTTAGTTAATGATTACATACAACCGATGCTAATACACTTTGCTATGGTGGACTATTTGCCATTTGCTAGTTATGAATTAAGGAACGGTGGACTGTTTAAGCATAAGTCTGAAAATTCAGAAAGTCCAGAGAAAAAAGAAGTAGATTTTTTAGCACAAAGACATAGAAACTTTGGAGAGTTTTACACTAGGCGGTTTATTGACTATATGTCCTTTAACAATAATTTGTTTCCAGAATATAACACAAACCAGAACGCAGATATGTACCCAGACAAAGATGCTAACTTTGTAGGGTGGGTTTTATAGAAAATTTATGCCGTATAAAATAAAAAAGAAAAACTTTAACAAGTTGATAGCTTATTTAAAGAAAGAAAGAAAACCTTTGATAAGAAAAAAAATAATTAAATGATTTCTACAAATAACCTTATAAGAGCGAAGTCAGTAGAATACACAAGCAGAGGTTTAACGACTGAAAAAATCTCTGTAACGTGGCGGCACTATATTAGTGGTATCTCTACATATACTTTGTATAGCACAGGAGCGACAACAGCCTTTCCTTATGCTTATGGCGGTATTGGTGTTCCTTTTGATGCTTATTTTAGTCAATTTCAACTGTCATCAATGCCTTATTCAAGTAGGCAGTTTCCCAACGGAAGTTCTTTGACTTTAAGTGTTTATGTGGATGGTGTTTTAAAAGGTAGCGAAACAGGAACTTATACAAATACAGTAAGAGAAACAGTTGTTTTAGATTTTGGTAGGTCAATAGAAATAAATAGAGGTCAAACAGTAACGCTTAGACTACAAGTAAACGGTCAATGGTGGTATTCTACTAGCACTTCAATAATAATAGAAAGATAATGGAAAACCCTATACTAGCATTAATACCTAGCGGATATACAAACGGCAAAGTTTATTCTGTTTTACCAGTTGATGGTGACGGAGATTTTGATTTTTTTAGGTTTGGCGATGCAACTAGAGTAAAAGAAAACGGTTTAATTGAAACTATAACAGGCTCAAACAACCCTCGCTTGAATTGGAGTGGTGATTGTCCTAGTCTTTTAATGGAAGGTACTAGAACAAACAAACAATTAAGAAGCGAAGAATTTAATAATGCTTTATGGATAAAAACAAGAACAACCGTAACGGCAAACGAAGATGTTTCACCAGAAGGAACTGAAACCGCTGACAAATTAGAGTGCAATTCGTCAAGCTCTGGTGGTATGAACGTTAATAGTTCAACTTCAATTACAAGCGGTGCATCTGTTACTTTATCAGTCTTTGTAAAAAAAGGAAATGCTAGATATTGCAACTTGGGATTATTAAATAGCGCTTACAGTGATTTTTCACGTATATTTTTTGACTTACAAGATGGTTTATCTTTTACTCCGCAAACAACTGGCAGCGACATAACTTTAATAGACAACAGTATTGAATCTTTTACAAATGGTTGGTACAGAATATCTATAACTTGTGAAACTTCTGGTAACACAACTGTACGACCTTTTATTTACGGAACTACATCAAACGGAAATTTTACGGTCACTAAAGGCGATTACAATTATTTCTGGGGAGCACAACTTGAAGAAGGGAACTATTTAAGCAGCTACATTAAAACGGTAAATGGACAACAAACAAGAGCTTTGGAGCGTAAGGTAAAAGCACAAACAGATTTTAACAAAAATAAAGGGGTAGTTTTTTTAGACGTTAAACCTTTTGCAGTTGCTTCCAGCGATACACTTGGTAACGTAATAAATTTAAGAGGTGGTACATACAATTTAATACAATTCGCATTTAAAACTTCAAACGTTTTACAGTTTTTTATAAATGAGTCCCCAAGCTCTCCAATAGTTAATTATAATTTTACGCACAATGGCGGAAGGCTTAAAGTAGCGGTTAAATGGGATAGTGGAAGTTATAAGCTTTTTGCAAACGGACAACTTTTAAATAGTTATTTAGACACAAATAGGTTATTTAGTTCATTAAACATATTTCAATTTCAAGGAAGTGATGACTACTTAAATTTTGAAGGAGAGATTTACAATTCACAAGTTTTTGGGAACGCTTTAACAGATGCGGAAATTATAACACTAACAACATTATGAGAATAGGCAAATACGAGTTTAAAAGTAAAGAGCAAGTTCAAGATAAGATTGAAGATTTACCAGAAGGTACTTTTTTAATAGTTGAACTAGGGCATATAGTTTTAGAGGAAGGCGAATACGAATTAAACGAAGATGAAGAAATGCAGTTAATTAAAGAGCCAGTGATTAGCGATAAGTACCACGTTGATGTTATCTGGTACGATATAGAAAGTCACCCATACGGCTGGAAGACTTATAGTTGCGACTTGGATAGCGAAGGAATGCACAAATTTTCTGGCATTCCGTATTTAGAAAACAAAATATAATGACATTACAAGATTTGAAAATAGGCTTTTTAAACGCTATCACTTTAGGGATAAGCTTTACACACATAGAAAATAGTTTAAAGGTTATATTGCTATTACTATCAATAGGATATACTGCTCAAAAGATATACGAAACGCATAAAAAGAATGAGAAAAATTAATAAAATAATAGTACACTGCTCAGCTACGCCAGAGTGTAGAGACGTATCGCCAGAAGAGATTACAAGGTGGCACGTTGAAGACAATGGCTGGAGTGACGTAGGCTATCATTTTATAATAACATTAGACGGAGTTGTGCATTTTGGCAGAGAAGTAGAAAGACCTGGTGCTCACGTTAGAGGTCATAACTCAGACAGTATAGGGGTTTGCTACATTGGAGGTATGGACGCAGATATGAAGGAAGCAAAAGACACTAGAACAGAAGAGCAAAAAGAGGCTTTAGTGGATCTATTGTGCGAGTTAAAAGATACTTACGGAGCAGAAATATACGGACATAGAGATTTTAGCTCTAAAGAATGCCCTAGCTTTGATACTAAAAAAGAATACGAAAATATAAGCAATAGATATTAATGCCTAGTTATAAAGATAAAAACGGAACGACAAGAGTAGGAGATGCTTTAAGGTGGCTTGTAAAACAAGGCAAGGAGGTAGCACCAGAAATACTTAAAATCGCTGGAAACGTTACTGGAATTGAGGCTCTGGAGCAGTTAGCAGATAAGATACTTACTAATAAAACACTTTCTGAAATAGACAAACAAATGTTATTAGAGGAGTTGCGTTTTGATATGATCGAAATGCAAGAAGTTACTAAGAGGTGGCAATATGATATGAACTCAGATAGTTGGTTAAGTAAAAATATAAGACCTCTAAGCCTTGCCTTTTTAACCCTTAGTCTATTTATATATATAATTTTAGATAGTTGCTTAGAAAGCTTTAAAATAGCTAAGGAGTGGATAAACCTACTGTCTTCATTGCTTCTACTTGTATATGGCGGTTACTTTGGAGCTAGATCAATGGAGAAAATTAGCAAACACTGGAATAAGTAAAAAAATCAAAGTGGACCACATATGAGACTATAATAGCCTAGTCTATAATAGCTTTTATATATATATAATTTTCTATAATAGACTAGACTATTAAAGACTAGACTATAATAGACTAGCCTATAATAGCCTATAATAGCAAAAAGAGAAAAATATTTCAATTAAAAAAACAAATTAGCATTTTTTTTATAGCTTTGTGTAAATAAAATAATAATGGCAAAGAAGAGTAAAAGAAAAAAATTAATAGAAAAATTAGATAATATATTCTCGCAATATATAAGGCTAAGAGAGGCTAAGAATGGTATTGTAGAGTGCTTTACTTGTGGGAAACAAGAGTTCTGGAAGGGCAAAGGTATGCAAAACGGTCATTTTATGAGTAGAAAAAACTTATCTACTAGGTGGGACGAGGTTAATTGCCAAGTGCAATGCGTAGGTTGCAATGTGTATAGATACGGAGAACAATATAAATTTAGTATAGGACTAGATGCTAAGTACGGAGGAGGAACTGCAGAAGAGATGCTTATAAAAAGCAGAGAAACAAGCAAGATTATGGACGTTGAGCTAGAAGAGAAAATAAAACATTACGAAAATTTGGTAAAAGAATTAATTTAACTTAGATTTGCTTAGCCAGTTTTCTGACTACTGGTTTGTTATCATTGTTTTGAAAGAGGTTTGACTAATAATCAGCCTCTTTTTTTTTGGTTAATAACTTTATTTTATATATATTTGAATTATAAAACACTAAAACAGATAACATTATGGAATTAAATCACCTTTACGGAAGAGTAAAAGAAGAGTACAGAGACTTTATTAGCGATTATATTAAAAAGTATAAAGCTAGTGGAGAGTTAATGAGAGAGGAGCTGACGAGTAAAGAATACGTTAGCAGATTGACTTATGCTTGTATTATATATTTACAAGACGCTACGCATTTTTCAGGATCGCCTTTTGCGTTATTTAAAGAGATTGAAAATGACTTATAAAGAAGACGTTAAAAGAGCAACAAGCCCAGACACAATTGACTTTTTAAATGCTAGGGTCGATGCACTACAAAGAAGAGTTGAGTTTCTGGAGGCTCAGCTGGAAGTTTCAAAACAAATTAACTTTAATAAATAAACAATGAAAAAAGAAAAACTAATGGAGTTGTATAAAAAGTACGACTTAGACAAAGATGACTTTTTTAAGCATCAGCACTACACAATAATTACTCGCCAAGGTATTGATAAGATACAGGCATTAGAGCAAATGAGCGTTTCCTACGAGGTTGTAAGATGTGAGCCTAATTACGCAGTATTTAAAGCGTATGCAGAGAAAGACGGTAAAAAGATTGAAACTTTTGGATCAGCATTGAAAGGAGAAGGATACAAGGACGGAAATACTAATAGCTGGTACGTTCCAGAAATGGCAGAGAAGAGAGCAATGAGTAGAGCGGTACTTAAACTTACTGGTTTTTATGAGCTAGGGGTTTTCGGAGAAGATGAAAGTGAATCATTTAAACGCAGTTAATATGAAGAGCGGAACTATAAAACACCTTGATCCAGACGGACAGTGGAACGGAATGAAAAAAACTAAGGTTACTTTCAAAGACGGAAGAGCTTACACTTTTTTCTCAAAAGGAGAGTTTACTGGCTCTATTGGAGATACTATAAAATACAATGTAACTAACGAGGATATGTATAACGCTAAGTTAGTAAGGGACGACTTTAAAAATAAAAAGTTTAAAGACAATGAAGTAATTACAGAAAAAAAGAAGAGTACAAATACTTTTTCTTATATTGTAAAGCAAAACTGCATAAAAGCATCAGCTAATTTTCACTCAAAAAGAGTAGCAGATATTGACGATGTGCTAAGAGATGCAGAAAAAATGTATAATTGGATAATAAATAAATAACAAACATTATGAATGAAAACAACAACAGTGAATTTATGAACTTCTTATTTGCTAGAAAAGGCAAGTTTGATTTTATCGTAACAAATGTATCAGTTAAAGCTGATGAAATGATTGCTTGGCTAAAAGCTAATAAAGATCAAGCAGAAAAAAACAATGGGTTTTTAACTTTTGATATTCTAAAAGCTAAGAGCGACCCTAATAAAATGTACGCTAAATTCTTTAAACCGACTGAGGGTTACCAAAAACCAGTTACGGCTAAGGAGCATATGCCAGACAGAGAAAAAGCTGACCTACCATTTTAATAATTAGGCTATCGAAAGGTAGCCTTTTTTAATACAAAACAATGACAATAAACTATCCAGAAACAATAGAAAAACTCAGACAGATACGAAATGGAAGTATTGCAGAGGGTTTGAAGTTAGATATACCAGATTTAGATGAGCATATAAGATTTAAGCCTAGCAATTTTAATGTAATACTAGGACAGGCTAATGTAGGTAAAACCTCAGCGGTATTATTTTTAATGCTATGTTATTCAATAAAACACAAAAAGAAATGGCTTGTATTTAGTAGCGAGAATGAACCTCACTCTATTGTACGTAAGCTAGTAGAGTATTTAGCTAAGAAGCCTATACATTTAATAGAGGAGCTAGATTTTATAGAATACACAGAGTTTATAGACGACCATTTTAAAATCATTTCTCCAGATAAACTATATACATACAGAGATTTAATTAGTCTAGGCGTGGCTTACAAAGAGGCTTGGGACTATGACGGTTTTATGATTGACCCTTATAATTCAATAGTAAAAGACCCAGAGCTAATAAAAAGCATAGGAGGTCACGAGTACGACTATCAAGCTACGACAGAATTTAGAATTTTCTGTAAAAAAAATAATATAACGGTTTGGTTGAACGTTCACGCAAATACAGGAGCTATACGTATATTACATAGGTCGGATCATAAATACGCTGGATATCCAATACCTCCACAGTCTGGAGATGTAGAGGGGGGTGCTAAGTTTGTGAATAGAGCTGACGATTTTTGGGTTATACATAGGTACGTTCAACACCCTAACGATTTTATGATTACACAGATTCACGTTAGAAAGGTTAAAGAGGTTGAAACTGGAGGAAGACCTACTCCTCTTGAATTCCCTATACCACTAAGGTCTGTTATTAATAACGTTGGCTTTGGTATGGATAACGATAATTTAATACAAAAAATAGAAGAGGAGACTAGAGCTAATAAGTTTTTAAAAAGTATTTAAAAAAAATTACGTATATTAGTCAAAAAATTAGTAATGATTATATACGCTTTCTCGGCTTTGGTAGTTCTTTTGATAGGACTACTAGCTATAACAGACAAATACAATCCAGTCTTGCAGTTTAATTTTATAACTGGACTGGGTTTTCTTTTTTTATATGACGAAGATTATATAGAAGAGGGTAAACAAATAACATTTCAGTTGATGATTGCGGTTATTTTAATTTCAATAACCTATACTAAAGATGCTGGAGATACTGCATAAATACGATAGGCTCTGGATAAAATACGTTTTAGAGCTTGGCTGTAATATTGATACTGCAAAAGATGTGGTGCAAGAGTTTTATTTAAAAATGCACGAGAAAGATGCAGATTATACTTTTAATGACGACCAGCCTAATTTTTACGGTTGCTACGTTATACTTAGAAATATGGTTTTTGATCTCAAAAGAAAGGAGAAGCGTTTTATTTTCGAGACAGAGGATAGTATAAAAGAGAGCAGCGAAGAGGTTTACAGTGAATCTGAGGTGCTTAATAAAATAGAGTGCGTTTTTGAGTGGATCAAAGAAAACGACATCGACTTAAATAGCAGCATAAGGAATGCTAGTGATATGAAGAAGCTATATTTCAGCCAGATATTTCAAGACATTTTTTTAAACAATGTTAGCATAAGTGCTTTGAGTAGAGAGTCAAACATTGGCTACTTCTCATTGAGAAACACAGTACAATTAATTAAAAAAGAAATACAAGAAAAATATGAAACTGGGGACTTTACTAGAGAGAATATTTAAAGTAACAGGGGTACAGTGGTTAGTTAAACGAATCTGGGGAGACGACTGTGGCTGCGAAGATAGGCGAGACAAATTGGATAATTTTAAATTTAAAAGAAAATGACACTAGAACAATACAATAATTGGGAAGAGTTTAGAAAAAAGAAAGGAGACTTAACTGGAGCAGAAGCTAAAATGGTAGCTAAGTACTATGCAGATGTTTATAAAAAGGTATATAAAAAGCCTTGTACTTGTGATGGAAAGATTTACCAAAATTGGATAAATAAATTAAACGCTCATTTTGAAAGCTTAGAAAAACCAACACAATAGAAACAATCAACCTTTAAAGTAAGGAAAAAACAACAAAATGAATATAATAGAAAAGTACGAAAAAGCAACAGTTGATCTCTTAAACTTAGACGGTTGGGCTCTGGAGTGGTGCGGAAAGGATAATACTTTTTACGATGCTAAAGGTAAGACTCCAAAAGGAAACCCTTGCGTTATAGAAATGAAGTTCAGAAATAAATACTACAAGACTAAGTTGTTAGAAAAAAAGAAGTATCAAAACTTAATGAATATGCCAGAGGACATTGTTAAGATATACTTTGTTAATGATCCGAAGGGTAATTATATGTATTGGCTTAATAATTTGGTTATGCCAGAAGGCGAAGAGTTGTTATGCCCTAAAACAACGATGTGGGACAACACTAAGGTAAACAAGGAGACTTTTATGCTTACAGAGAAACAGGCTAGTGTTATAAATTGGTACGAGGTCGAGCCAGTAAAGTTTGGAGTTTGGGACAATTATTTTAAAGGCAAAGAAAAATAAGTTATTGTATACTTGGTTAATAACTTTATTTATATTATATTTGGGTATATTAATAATAAAACAAACATTATGATAACACACAAAATTTTACCTAGCGGAGTTCACGCAGTAATTAGAGAAAGCGGAAGAGTAGATATCTACACAGAAGCAGAATGGCAACACCTAACTTGGTGGGAGTTAGTTAAATTAAAATACCTCAGCTAATGGACGTATTAAATAAGCAATTATTTGAAGCTAATTTCTCTGCTATAAGCCAGCAGTTTATAGAGTGGAAAGAAGCTAAGCCAGACAATAAGACATTAGATAGTTTAGCTAAATGTTTATTTGAGATATACGTTTACGCTAATGACTTAGAAATGAAAAACTATACTATCCAAACGCAAGTTAATAAGTTTAGACACGAAAATTTAGAGTTAAAAATTAAATTACAAAACAATGAGAAATAATTATTACGAAGAGCCAGAAGAGTCTAGCAGTTGTTACCACTGTGGAGACGAAACAAATGGAGACACCTACTGTTCAACCGCCTGTAAACAATACGACTTAGAATGATGTCGGACTGTTGCAATGCAGAAAACCTATGGGATATGGGTGTCTGTGCAGAATGTGGAGAACACGCAGAATTTATAGAAACAGAATAAAAAAAACAATGAAAACAATTAACAGAGAAGTACTAGAGTTTATACACGAGGAGTTGGAGCTTAGTGTAGATAGAGATGAAGCAAGGGAACTTGTGGAACAGTTAGAATCAGCACCCGATTTTCACCAAGAAATTGAGGGAGAAGAGTATCGCTTCATACGGGACAGTGAAATATGGGACATATATGTGGACGGTATAAAAGAAATAACAGAAGACTGTTACGATATAAAAGCTCCTAGCTGGTTAGCTATTGATTGGGAGAAGACTGCTGAGAATTGTCACGTAGACGGTTATGGGCATCACTTCAGTAGTTATGACGGAAGCGAAATAGAATACGACTTTGACGACCAAAGCTGGTGGATATTTAGAACTAATTAAAAACAAACATTATGAAAGTTTTAGAATTATTTGCCGGCAGTAGAAGTTTTGGGAAAGCAGCAGAAAGTCTTGGCTTTAAGGTTTTTAGTAGTGATATAAATAATTTTGAGAATATAAATTACACAGTGGATATTTTAAATTTTGATATTAATAAAGTGCCTTTTGTTCCTGATGTTATTTGGGCAAGTCCACCTTGTACGACTTATAGTATTGCTGCTATATCACATCATAGACCTAAAAACAAACCATTATCTGATTTTGCCAAAAAAAGTGATTTAATAGTTAAAAAGACTTTGCAAATCATTAAAGAACTAAACCCTAAATTTTGGTACATAGAAAACCCAAGGGGTATGTTAAGGAAGCAAGATTTTATGTTAGGAATACCTAAAACAACTGTTTGGTATTGTACTTATGGAGATACAAGGGCAAAACCTACTGATATTTGGACTAACAATTTAAGATCATTATTAAACCCAGAGGGTTGGCAACCTAGACCAGAGTGTTATAATGGCAATAAAAATTGTCATCACGAAGCTGCACCAAGAGGAAGCCGAACTGGAACACAAGGAATAAAAGGTAACTACAATAGAAGTAAAATACCAAAAGAGCTTTGCTTAGAAATATTAAAAACAATTAATTAAAAACAAAAACAATGAAAGAAAAAATGAAAAAAGTAGGAAATTATTTTAATTTTAAACTAACAGAAGATTGGGGTTTGCAAGACTATTATATTTATGAAGAGAGTACTGCTGACGGATATTCAGTTTACGTTGCAACTCACGACACAAATAATATTTGCGTAAATGAGAATATATACTATTATGACAGTGACTTAAAAGATGCGTTAATAGATCATATAATTGACAGGTCTGCTATAAATGAGACTATCGTTTTTATAGATGACATAAATGCTTATTTTGTAGATGAAGCAATAGACGAATTAAAGCAGTTAATGGAGGAACGAATTGAAGAGGCTGAAAATGATTAAGGCGATAGGGTGGCTAGTTTTGGCTTACGTAGTTGGGCAGCTAGGTTTGATAATAGGAGAAAAAATATTTAACAATAAAAAATAAAACAATGAAAGAATTTTGTATAAAAGCAACGACACAATTATACTCAACAAATGGAGTGGTACACATACAGGCAATAGGATATAATCCAGAAGACGGATATATCGATATTGAATGGGACGCCAGAGAATTACTAAACGATATACCCTCGCTTTACCGAATGGCTAAACAGGGTTTAAAGGAAGAGGATAAACACTTAAAGAATAAATACAAACAATTTAAAAAAGAGCTAAATGAAATTTGACTTGAAGATTAAGCATCTAGGAAAAATAGATAAAAAAGAAGAGCGAGACGTTTACGAGCTAACGTTTAAAACTTATAACGCACAGATTGAAGGTAAGTTTGAGAGGAGCGAAATAAGGAATTTAATAGAACAATTAGATAATGCAATAATATGATGAAGCCAGAGTATTACGAAAACAAAATGCAGTATGATGTTATAGATGTTATACAAGACTACGGTTTAAACTTCAATAGAGGAAACGTAATAAAATACGTCATAAGAGCTGGGCATAAGCAGAATGAATACCAAGACTTAGAGAAAGCCGTAGAATATTTAAATAGAGAAATGGACTTTTTAAAAAACAAATTATAAAAAACCATAATTGCAAAAAAACGATAAAATGAAAATATAAACTAATGAGAAAAGCAAAAGCATCGCAAGTACAAAGGATAGCAAACTTAGAGAAAGTTATTTCACAGATGTACTTAAAGATTGAAGCATTTAAAACAAGGATAGACGAACTAGAAAAAATAATAAAAAATGAAGATAAAATTACTGGATAACACAGAACACGAAGTACAAGAATTAATAGACAACTCATACTCAGATGATTTTTACTATGGGTATTTAGGCAAAGCTGCCTTTTCGTCTAGTGCATTAAAACTATTATTAGATAGTCCAAAGACTTATCACTATGTAACTAAGTATGGACAAGAGCAAAACAGTCAAGCATTGAGAGACGGCTGGTTGTTTCATACTATGATGCTAGAGCCAGAAAAAATAGATGACGTTGTTTTTGTAGATGTGCAAAGCAAGAACACTAAAAAGTTTAAAGAAGCTAAATTAGAATACCCAGAAGTATTTACAATGAAAGAGAAAAACGACTCAGAGCGTTTAGTAGATGCAATGAGTAAGAACAATACGGCTATGGAGTTAATGAGGAATAGCGTTACGGAAATACCAGCTATTGGTAATTTACAAGGCTATCCTTTTAGAGCTAAGGCAGATATACTAAAAAAATCTGGAGGACTTGTCGATCTTAAGACTACTATTGATGTTAAGAATTTTGATAAAAGTGCTGCAAAATATCGTTATTATCTACAAGTGTATATTTATTGCGAATTATTTAACGTTGATTACAAAGACTTTAAGTTCTTATGTATAGACAAAAAGAATTTAGACATTGCAGTGTGGGACGTATCAAAAGACTTTTACGAAAGAGGAGAGCAAGAAGTAGCTAGAGCTATTAAAATATACGAACACTACAAAAGCGATGCATTTGATATTAACGATTTTATAATTAAAGGAACACTTTAAAAAATGGATATGACAGAGAAAGAAATGTATAACCACGAATGGTTAAGAGAAAGAATACTTTACTATACAAAAGTAGATGTTTTAGACAAAAGGAGAACAAGAGAGAATGTTAATGCAAGAGTAATTTTTTGTAAGATAGCGAGAGAACTGTTTTGGCATACTTGGAGAAGGATAGGCGAATACTTAGGTAAAGACCACGCTACTGCTATGCACTCAGCTAATGGGTTTGAGGTTGTAAAAAATTACGAGCATAAATTTTACAATGCGTTTAAAATGATATTAGTAGAGCTAGAGGGCGAGGAGCTAATAATTAAACATCACAATTTTGGTTTAATTGATAACCTAGACGAATATATTATAAATTACAGAGAGTCGATTAAAAATAAAGTAGAAGAGATAAAACAAGAAATTAAAATTAAACAAGAAAATAAAGTAATAAAAAACGAAGCGTTTACAAGTGTAGCAAAAAGATTTAAAGAATTAAAAAATACAATTTAATGGAACTAGTAAAAATCACAGAAGTAAAGGGCAATAAAGATAACCCTAGAATTATCAAAGACGCTAAATTTAAAAAGTTAGTACAAAGCATAAAGGACTTTCCAGAAATGCTTAAAATACGACCAATAGTAGTAAACGGAGAAATGACTGTACTAGGAGGCAATATGCGATTAAAAGCTTGTCAACAGGCTGGGCTAAAGGAAGTCTGGATATTAAAAGCAGACAATTTAACTGAGGATCAACAAAAGGAATTCATAATAAAGGACAACTCTGGTTTTGGAGAATGGGACTGGGACACATTAGCAAATGAGTGGGACGTTGATAAACTAGAAGACTGGGGACTTGATGTACCAAGCATAGAAGACTTTACTGGAGTTGAGGAACAAGAGATCGAGTTTAGCGAATATTTAGACGAGTCGCATAATTACGTTGTATTACTTTTTGATTCGGAAGTAGATTGGCTATCAGCACAAACACATTTTGATATTAGCTCAGTACACTCAATGAGAGCGAATGGCAAACCTTGGTCTAAGGGCATAGGAAGGGTTTTAAATGGAGCTAAATATCTTAGAAGTATCAAAGATGAATAACATATACATACCCTCTTACAATAGAGCTGACAATGTTAGAACATACGAGTATCTGGGTTGCGGTAAAATAATAGTACCTAAAAGCCAAGAGAGTGAATATAAAAAAAGATACGGAAATGCAGTGCAAAGTATTGAGGACAACAGAGACGGATCGGTTGCTAAAAAAAGAAATGCTATTTTAGATTTAATCAAAGAAGAGCAAAAGGACGGATATGGCTGGATAATAGACGATGACTTAGTAAAGGTTAAAAGAAAGAAAGAGGGCAATGATCTGGGGGGAGACGAAACATTAGAATTATTAGAAAAAATATACATAATGGCTAAAGACTCTGGTATTAAATATGCTGGAGTAGATTACTCGCTTGACAATATGAAGCTAAAAGATTATCAGCCTTTCTCGTTTACTAAGGTTATTTTTGGAGGTACTTTGGTTTGCGAGAATGATGGACTTAGATATGACGAGAGATTTAAAATAAATGAAGACGTAGAGTTCTGGGTACAAAAGTTAAACTCAAATAGAAGGCTTTTAAAGGACAATCAATATGCAATGGTGTTCTACGGTCAAGACGGAGGCAAAGATAGTGTCATAGGCTATACAAATGACGATAGGAGGGTTTATGCTACTATGTTAAACAATAAGTGGGGAGAAAAAATAATGAACTGGAACAAAACAAGGTTTGAATTTAAAATACCAATTAAAGGAGTATGAATATATATGCACCGAGTTACAAGAGAGCTAAGGGGGTTAAGACTCACAGAATAATAAAAGACGTTATTTATTGCGTTCACGAGTTTGAAGCAGATGACTATAAGAAACTAGGGTACAACGTAGAGGTTATGCCAGATAGTATAAAAGGAAACATCGCTAGAGTCCGTAATTATATGCTTGACAATTATATAGGGGACAAGGGTTTGATAGTTGACGATGATCTGGAGGCTATAAAGCGTTGGAACGTAAAAGAAGGTAAGCCGAAACAAGAAACAATAAACAACATTACAGAATGGATAGAGCAAGGCTTTAATATGTGCGAAGAGGTCGGAGCTAAGTTATGGGGGGTTAACATTCTAGGGGACAAAGGTAGTTATAGAGAGTACTCGCCTTTTAGTTTGACTAATACGGTATCAGCATCTTTTATGGGTTTTCTAAATAACAAACTAAGGTTTGACGAAAGACTACCACTAAAAGACGATTACGACTATTGCTTACAGAATCTAAATGAATACAGAAAAATACTAAGAATTAACTATGCTTGTCTAGTAAAGAAAGATCACGCCAACTTAGGAGGTTGTGCCGATTACAGAACAATGAGTAGAGAGAAGGATCAAATAAAACTAATGCAGAAAAAATGGGGGTCAAAAATTGTAAAGCTAGACACTACTCAGAGAGGCAAGAAAAAAAAGAACTTTGACTTAAACCCTATAATAAAAGCACCAATAAAAGGAATATAAAATGAACAAAACCGAACAACATAAAAAGGCAATACTCGAAGCTTTAGAAAAACACTTAGGAATCGTTACAACGGCTTGTCGTACAGTTGGAGTAGGTAGGACTACTTTTTACGGCTGGTTAAATGATGACAAGAAGTTTGCTGAGAAAGTGGAGGACGTACAAAACATAGCTTTAGATTTTGCAGAGAGTCAATTACATAAACAAATAGGAGACGGAAATACTTCGGCTACTATATTTTATTTAAAGACTAAAGGCAAGGGCAGAGGCTTTGTAGAGAGGCAAGAAATAACAGGAGCTAATGGTATGCCAACTAATTTTCAAATTGAGATAATTGAGAATACCGAGGATTAAAACCAACGTAGTTTATAAGCACCTACTCAACAGTAAAAGCAAAATCGTAGTTGAACAAGGTGGGACTAGGTCTGGAAAGACTTATAATATAATTCTATACATAATTTTTCAGTATTGCTTGAAGCATACAAAGAAGACTATTACTATCACTAGAAAAACCTTTCCTAGCGTTAGAGCTTCTGTAATGAGAGATTTTATTAGTATCTTAAAAGAGTACGATATATACAGAGAAGAGTATCACAACAAGTCCAATAGTGAATACTATCTAAACGGAAACTTAATAGAGTTTATTAGCGTAGATCAACCTCAAAAAATTAGAGGACGTAAAAGAGATTTACTATTCATAAACGAGGCTAATGAATTGGAGTTTGAAGACTGGCAACAGTTAATATTCAGAACTACCGATAAAATTATAATTGACTACAATCCCTCTGACGAGTATCACTGGATATATGACAGAGTGTTGAATCGAGATGATGTTGAGTTTTACAGAACAACATATCTAGACAATCCTTTTTTAAATAGTAGTATAGTTGCTGAGATTGAAAGATTAAGAGAAACTGACGAACAGTACTGGCAAGTTTACGGACTAGGGTTAAAAGGAGTTAGCAAGTCTGTTATATTTACTCACAATGTAGTGGAGAAAGTTCCAGAAGATGCTAAGTTTATTTCTTTTGGCTTAGATTACGGATATACTAATGACCCTACTGCTTTAGTGGGCATCTGGATCAAAGACTATGATTTGTATATTAAAGAGTATTTATACCAGTCAATGATGACAGGACACGATATACACAAGAAGTTTAAAGACATCGGAATAGCAAGAGAACTAATCTGGGGGGACTCAGCAGAGCCTAGATTAAATGATGAGCTAAAGCGTATGGGTTGGAATGTAAGAGCTAGTATAAAAGGAAAGGACAGTGTAAATGCTGGGATCGACTTATTAAAGAGGTATAAAATAAATATCACAAAGGATAGCTCAAATGCGATACAAGAGTTTAGGAATTACAAGTGGCTAGAGGACAAATCTGGAAACTTAACTAATAAGCCAGAGGATCGAAATAATCACATTATCGATGCGGTTAGATACGGAACTTATAGCATCATAAGTAAGCCAAACTTTGGCAAGTACACAATTTCATAAAAACAATAAATAATACGTTATATTAATATGAACATTAAACTAAATGTACCAAACAAACTTAGTGAGATAGCATTGTCTGACTATGTGAAGTATTTAAAGATACTAGACATTAATGAAGAAGACGAGAATAGCGATGTTTTTGTCCAGCAGAAAGTTCTGGAGATATTTTGCGGAGTGCCTTACAATGATTCGCTAGAGTTTAAAATGAGCGACGTTTCTAAGATTGTCAATGTAATAAATAACACACTAAGTGAAAAACCAGCATTAGTTAAGTCTTTTAAGCTGGGGGATACAGAGTTTGGCTTTATACCTAAGCTGGACGATATGAGCTTTGGAGAATACATAGACGTTGATACAAACATAGGTGACTGGGACAATATGTACAGAGTTATGAGTGTTTTATATAGACCCATAAATCAGAAGAGTGGAGAGAAATATTTAATAGACGAATACAAAGGGGACTTGTATCACGATGCTATGAGGCATACACCAATGGACGCAGTTATTAGTAGCTTAGTTTTTTTTTACAATTTAGGCAAGGAGTTGTCGATGGCTATGATAAACTTTTTGGGGACGGAGACGGAGGAGGACTTGACGCAACATCAAATTTCAATGAGCGATACGGCTGGTATAACTCAATTCAGGCACTTGCTGAGTTCGATGTCCTTAAAATAGATGAGGTCACGAGATTAAATGTTCATACGTGCTTACACGCACTTAGTTATAAGAAAGAGAAAAACGAGCTAGAGAGTAGCAGAATAAAAAATAAATTTAACAAATGAGTGCAATAGAACATAGAGGAGCGTATGCGTATTACGATGTATTGGAGAAGTTAAAAAATAACTTACTTTCAGACGTAAACATTAATACAGTTACAGAGGGCGATATAACACAAGTTAATTTAAACAAACAAGACATATTCCCACTGTCGCATATAATGGTTAATAGCGTTGCTGAGAACGGACAAGTAATGACGTTTAACGTTAGTGTTATGGCTATGGATATCGTGGACGTGAGCAAGGCTAAGACGGTTGATATATTCAGAGGTAACGACAATGAGCAAGATGTTTTAAACACACAGTTAGCGGTATTAAATAAATTCTTGCAACAGTTAAGAAAAGGCAACCTACACTTTGACGGTTACCACTTAGAAAGTAGTGTAAACTTAGAGCCGTTTAGAGATAGGTTTGAGAACCAAGTCGCTGGGTGGGTAGCAACGTTTAGTCTGGTAGTTATGAATAACATAGACGCTTGTTAAAATGACATACAAGAATTTAAAGGAAGCGTTAGCAGAAGTAAGAGACCTTATAGTCAAGGAGTCTAAAGAGAATTTAATCGCTGCAAAAAAGGGCGGAGGAGCTTTAGAGGACAGTATTAAGGGTACGCCAGTAAGTGAAAGTGGCAGCTCTTTGATGTTTCAGATTTTAATGGAAGACTACGCTACATTTGTAGATAAGGGAGTCAGTGGAACGAAGATTAAATACGATACTCCGTACTCATATACGGATAAAATGCCACCTCCTAGTGCGTTAGACAAATGGACTGTTAGAAAGGGCATAGCACCGAGAGATGATAAAGGAAGGTTTATGTCAAGAAAGACTTTGCAATTCTTAATAGCTAGATCTATTTACAGAGACGGTATTAAACCAAGTCTATTTTATACAGAGCCGTATCATAAATATTTAAAAAACATAAGCAAGAGGCTGGAGAAGTCTTACAGAGTTGATGTTAGAGATTTCACTGACTTTACAATAAAACAAACACAGAAATAAAATGGCAAAAATTAATGTAAGAAGTCCTTACTATGTATATTTAAACGAAACTAAATTAACATTTGCTTCTATTAAAATATGGATATATACAGGAACGTATGGAAGCAGACCAACTCTTGAAACCTACAACCTAAGTGCTTTAGCGGTAAACAATACAGTAAACTTTGAGATTGCTGAGCTTGTTAGAGATTATATAACTTATAACGCTGATGACTACGAAACAGAAATAGTCTGGGTTGATTATGAAATAACGAAGATTGTTGCTGGAGCTGAAACTACGCTACCTATCGTGCGTAACAGAGGGTTTTATGGTTATGGTTATTTTGAGCAAGGAGTAAATCCACAAAATGATTCTGGTTTATTACAGTCTAATTTAACAATAGTAAAGCTAGATGATGCACCTGTTTATTTGCCTGTTGATACTAACAAAGTATCCAACGTATATTTTTATTCAAATGGTGAGCAGATATATGAAAAAAACTTTAGTGTAACAACTGGGTCATCAACTCAAATACAATATGTAACCAATACAATAAACCCAGCAGATGAGTTTGAAGAGAGGGTTTTAAATGATGGGGGTACTTTTGAAGGTAGCCTATGCTTAAATCAGTTCTTAGATAGTACGGCTTTGTTTCCTGTTGATACTATATACGTAAACTCAATAGGTGGAAGCGTTGATTTAATCAAAGTAGATAATATTGAAGAGTGTAAATATGAGCCTTACAAATTAAGTTTTATAAACAAGTTTGGAGCTTTACAAGATATATGGTTTTTTAAACGAAGCAATAAACAACTATCAACTAAAGCAGAAGATTTCAAAAGAAATACACTTGTAGCGAATAGCTATGCAGTAGATAAGCATCAGACAAAAAACCTATATAAAATGGGTACTGAAAAAATGGACTTAAATACTGGCTTTTATCCAGAAGCATACAACGAAGTCTTTAAGCAAATGCAATTAAGCGAAGACTGTTGGATTGAAATAGGTGGGAATGTTTTACCAGTAAATGTAACAGATTCTAGCTTCAGTTATAAAACTAGTCTTAACGACAAGCTAATTAATTACACCATAAAAATAGACTTTGCTTTTGACACTATAAACAATATTAGATAGATGCAGATAATAGACTTATATATTAGAGGTGGTAATAAATTTACTAGCGTGGGTTACTTTCCATCATCGACTAGGCTTGTAGATACTTCAACAGATTTCACAAATGGGAACTTTAGTGTAGGACAAATCATCAAAGATATATCAACAGGAATTGAAGGAAAGATTACTGCAATAGCTCCAAGCGGAAACGACACTCTGGATATTGATGGAGGTATATTTTCTGGGACTAAAACATATGAAATCTATGATGACTTTACAAAGCTAGAATTATTTAATGACGAGAGCGTTTCAATTACTGACACGATTCAGAATGTAAAAGACCCAGCTAAGATATTTGCACCCTTTAGCCAACAGTTTAGCGTTCCAGCTTCTAAGCACAATAATAAGTTTTTCAAGCATTACTATGATGTGGACGTTAATAATAGTTTTGATGCTAGGTATCAAGGCGATGGACTTATTCAGCTAAATG